CAACTTCCGCCTGCTCACCAACGAAGAACGGCAACACCTCACCAGATATCCAGAATGGAGCCACATCCGGGGTGAGTTTGAATGATTGTGAACCGATCTCCATGCGGCGAGTACATCCTTGAAGACCACGGCCTGTACGTGGTCCTACAGTTCGCTGACGGCAAGGATTGGTTCGCTCAAGGCGACTCCGCTGACCTCATGCGGATGGAATGGGCCAACTGCGTCGAAGCGGGGTTCTTCCGGATCCTCGACGAATACCGCCCGGAGGTGGACGCATGAAGACCTACCAAGACTACCTGACCACACGCTGGGAGCCACTGTCACCCGATGAGGTGACGGAGGCTGATGCAGATCGGCTTCGCACCGAGATTGCACACCTGCACGCACACATCGCAGGCACCTACGAGTTCTACGGCGTGCCCGCCCCACGGCGACCGCCCAAGCGATACGGCAACATGATGAAGTTCATCGCCAAGGTCCGGGGGTGGCTCCGATGACTTGGCAAGGATGCCGCTGGTCGATCAAGAACGACATCATCACAATCACCACGCCGCCCAACATGAGCCGGAAGTACGGCTACCACGTGTTGAGCAAGGCAACCGCCGCAGGCTTGACCTGCACGGTGTTCCACCACAACCAGTGGGGTACACGAGCACAAAGCCGAATCATCAGAGGTGGATCGAACTGAGTCGAGGGGTTTATATTACCCCGACGATACACAACAATGGAGGACAAGACATGAAGAACATCCGACTATCACAAGACGTAAAGCGAGACATGCGACTGGCAAGGCTGTACCACAGACTACCGAAGGTAGAGCAGTACGCCGAAGAACGAAGCAAGGAGTTCCCTGACGAACCCATGCAGGTGACCTATCGAAAGGCGATTGCCAGAATCGTCGACGAAGCATTCGACAGGGCCGTCAAGCGACTTGAAGCCTACAACAGCGACTGGAACAATCACGACAACTTCGTCTACAACACTGCTGACAGCCTTCTCTACGATTACAAGACGCTGACAACCAGCCTCTGCTATGCGGCGAGCACAGCCTACGAGAAGGGCTACACCTACTTCGTGATCGACAAGAAGGCCAACGTGACCTACGAGCCGGAGTCGCACTTGCACTGCTTGCTCAAGGGCGACAAGGACGAGGCACCACGCATGCAGGTAAGCAGGTACCGCAGACACATGTCACACCCCCTCGCAGTTGCCGCCCGCACGTACAAGTGGGAGCATGCGAAGATGTTGGAAGACGTGATGCAACGCTCAAAGGATCACAGGGAACAGGAGCAACTGACCTACAGGCTCAACAAAATTCTGGACGACAGCAAGCCGGAGCGGATTTACGACAACATCCGGAGCACCAAGAAGCAACGCGAGTCTTACATGGAGGAGAAGCGGAAGTACAACGAAAGCCGTGTGTTCCTTGACAACCTCCTTGCCGATGGCAACGCACCACCTGAGCCCATGCTCAAGGCGATGAACAATCTGGTCGATCATCTCAGGTCTCGCTCCATCTTGGAATCCGGCCTGTGGGACAGGTTGGGGCGCAAGAACAAGGACCTCATGAGCGATCTCAACAACCTGTTGGGCGATCTCATCAAGGCCGAGAACCGGCCGGACGATATAGCCACCGTACTCAACCGCCTTGGTGAAGTCCGGAACATCATCGCACTCAACGGCGGAGGTGAAGAGGAATGAGAACGGCGAGCAGTACCGACCAGTGGTCGGAGGCTATGATCGACTTCAAGGGTGCGGGCCTTGCTAACTGGCCCCGCATGCATGCGTTCCTTGACTGGTGTAGCGAGCGAGGCATGATTCTCGACTCATACATCAGTCAGACCGATCTCGTCAGGAGCCGGTACTACAAAGGCGTGCCCTTCAGTCACGGCGTGATGTCGAACTGGATGAGCCGCATGCAGAACAACCACCCCTTCACCCTGACCTTTGTCTACGACGACGGCCTGTGGACCGGTGACATCACGCTGAAGACGCACTACATCGGTCAGATGCAGGGCTTCAACATCGTGCACATGGATCACGGTATCAACGAATGGCTCAGTAAGGAGGGCACTCGTTATGACAACTGGATGATCGAGATGTACGAGTACCTGCACGCCTTCACGGGAGGTGACCGAAGATGAACCTCGTGCCCTCAGCAGAGGTGTGCGTGTTCTCGCCCAGTGCACCGCCGGAGTTCACCATGATGCCATGCGCCATCGTCAGTCAGTTCATCGATGACACTCTGGACGCTCACGTCGCCTTTGAGTTCCTTGCTCCAGACGACGATCCGGATGAGCCCGACGTGCCCATGATGCTCTTGCTATCGGCTTCGTCACACGGAGAACGGAACCTGTACTTCAACATGCTAAGTCGTACCGGTGCCCTTGGTGAAATACCCGAGGGCCTCAACGTCCGGGGCAACTGCATCGTCATTACGTCACGAGCCTACCAAGACATCTACATTGATAGGGTTTATAATACCCCGACGGAAGGTGATGAATGATGAGTATGCAATGGAACCTACCACCCGGCGTCACGCCGTTTGACCCGCACTTCAACCCCGACTCGGCCCTTGAGCCGTGCGATCCGAGCGAGCACCACTTGGAGTTCATCGACCTGCACATCATCAAGACCGTAGAGGGTGACACCGAATACCACAGTCAGTTTTACTGCGACCTTTGCGAATGCGATGTCTACATCGTCGGAGACATGGAGGTGGAGCGCGTTGAGTGACTGGACCTACGCCGAGATCCTTAATGCGCTGACGATCCTGCGCCTGCAACACCAGCACGATGAGGCCGACGCCGTATGGGGCATGATGTGCGAGCACATGGATTTGGTCGCACAACAGGTCAACGAGGACTTGGCCATCCAAGATGCGGCCGCACGAGAATGGGAGGAGTCACTACATGACGACACATACTGAGCCCAACGCAACGACCAACCTCATGAAAGGTCCGGTCTACTACCAAGTCAAACTGTGCACCGCATGCACCCGGATCATCAGAACCGATGGGTTTATGAGTAAAGGACCGGGCACGGTATATGTTCACCCCCTCTCTGTCCTGCCACCCCGTGGCATCGGCAGTTTGTGCCCGCCATGTGCGGAGGCTTGATACTATGCCACGAAAACAACACGCCCTTGCTGATCGTGTAGTCGCCATCCTTCGGCTCTACCCCGACGGTCTGTCCGCTTCTGATCTGTACGAACGCCTGTCCGAGACTCGGTTCAAGTGGCTACCCGTGCGCGCCGCCATGGGACGACAACTCTCCATGCTTCCGAGTGCCTCGGGTATCTACTCTGATGGTACCATAGTGACCGGTGGGATCAACGTCGCTCGCAGTCGTAAGTGTTGGAAAGTCAATGTTGAAGCATACGAGGAGTGGTTGGAGTGTCGATGAACCCTGTTCATGTACTCGACATCGCTCGGGCGAGAATCATCAGGTTCGACCCGTTCCAGAGGAACGACTACGGTCGCCTGATCCAACGCCCAATCATCGAGATTGCTGACACCTACGGTGCCGTCTACACGCTCCGTGGCCGGACGCTCATGTGGGAACTGTTCGACAACCTGTTTCCAGACGACCCCCTGCCAAGGAACCCGGTCAACGACGACCTGTTCTCTCCGGAGCCGGGGACACCCTCGGCCGAAGCGTTGCTACTGGACTTCATGGATGAAGCCGCCGCCAACGGCGTGGAGCACGTGCTACTCGTGCACAGTCAGAACAATGTCCAGCGCGTCGCACCCATGAACGATCTGATGGCACTCAGCGAGCAGACCGTCGTGTACGAGATGCTCGACAAGTTGTCGGCCAACCGACCCGTCGTGGACGAGATTGTCTACCGGGATCGATCAGGCCCGCACTTGCGAACTCAGATCACCGTCGGCACCTCCTTCGCCCGCCTTGAGGTCGTTGACCTCGGCCGTCGCTGGTACATCCGAGTGGTCGCCAGCGAGCACGACGTGCTCATGGATAGCCCCGCCAAGGTTGCCCGAGATGATATCAAGTACCTTAGTACGATACTTTCACGGCTGTGGGAGGAGCAGGTTCTCCAGTACCCGGCCCAAGACAGATACACGTGGGAGGATGAGGCCCACTACCCGGTTCGTCGCACGATTGAGCGCGATCTTCTACGATACGAGAGGTGGTGTCGAAGAATTAAGTTGAATTAATTCTCACGACCAGACGTATTAGATTCGACGTACTGCGCCTCGATCACTACCAATTACGTTAATTCCCTATGAGGTTTCTAAGTATAGTCTTAACCTCTTAGAACTCTTATAGACAATTGACGCAATTCAGGGTGGTGGCTCGCAGTGCATCGAAACAATACTTCTGAGCCCGAGAAGTAATTCGACACAATTAATACCAGCCTCCCCCGGAAGTGAAACCATGAGCCCAATACCGTTCTTTGTCGGAGCCGTTGCCTTCATCCTGTACGTTGTTCTCTACAGCCTATGGGCGACCCGCTATGAATACCTCAGCGAGCAAGGCCGGAGGTGGTGGAAGTGATGGAAGACAACATCTTCGATATGGTCCTTGACTTCACCAAGGGCAACCACTACGTCGATGTCGAGGACAAGGTACCGATCTTCGTGTGCTCTATCGGCACCCACATCATCAACGCCGCCAACAAGTGCAACTACTGTCCTCACGAGCCCAAGGAAGACGACGAGACCGCATGGTGCATCCCTGAGTGCATGCTCCGCCACGACAACCCGTCCTTCTACACCCCGATGTCCCACGTGGCCGACACCCGCCTTCACATCCTGATGCGAGGTGCCAAGGGATCGGGCAAGTCGGCCCTGATTCAGATGTTCCTGAGCACCGGCACTGGCCTTCTGTATTCTCCCGATGCCGAGGATCTCGGCATGGGGTTCCGGACCGACATCGGCCCCGGCTCCATCACGGAGGCGGGTATGTTCGGTTCCGTGAACGAAGAAGGCCAAGTCACAGGTCGCCCCCTTGCTCGTGAGATGTGTGGAGGCTTCCTCGGTTTCGAGGAGTTTTCCTCACTGGTCGATGCCGCCAAGAAGGATCACAGCACCGACATGACCAACCAGATGCTGACCAGTACGGACAACGGTCGTGTCAAGAAGGTCATGCGTTCTGGACGTGTCACCTACCTGACCCGCTACACCATCTGGGCTGGCACTCAGCCCGGCCGTTTCGAGATGGAGTCTGGTATGGATCGGCGTTTCTTCATCATCGACATCGAGATGTCCGCCGAGAAGGAGTTGCTCTACAAGCAAGCGCAGGCCAAGCAAGCCTCGATGACCGCCGAACAGCGGGCCGAACTCATCTTCTTGGGCGACAGCATCCGTGACTTCTTCACTCAGCGAGCCATGGAGGTCATCGCTGAACCTCCGACCAGTCTCTGGTTCTCCGAGGAGTTCAACGAGTGGCTCCTGTCCCCGAATGTCCGTGGCCACGAGGCTGACCTGTTCCGACGACTCGGCATCGGCTACGCCGTCATGAGTGGCGACTGGAAGGGCGGCAGGCCCCTTGAGATCCACATGACCAACCAACTGCGCGACATCCTCGACCGGGCCCTGTCCATGCGCCGCAACGTCATGGACGCCGATCTCGACCTCATCCGCACCACGTTCTGGAACACCGTGCTACCACGATCCCAACTGGTCAAGGAGGTGCAACGCATGGTCACCGGCGACTACCAAGCCGCCAAGCGATGGATCGCTGACAACCTCATGGACCAGCCGTGGTACACTGAGCACAAGCCCCGTACCAATCGCCGTGGTCCGAAGGGCATCGCCTGCTACATCGGAGTTTCCCCGGAGGACATCGAATGAAACTCAAGTACGTCAAGTGGCGCAACGCCGCTCTCGCCTACCTTCAGGAGCACGGTCCCACCAACACTCGTGATCTGTACGATCTCGTGACCAACAGCGAGGGTGGACAGTTCAAGCACGGGCCGCGTTCGGTGCACGTCGCCGCACAACTGCTCCGCCTCGACAGCAGGTTTATCTACAGCAGACAGAGTGGTTTGACTGCTAACATGATGGGCACGGGCTACCGTGCATCCAGCATTTGGGAGGCAGGACAATGAAGTTGAAACTGAAGCGATGGCGAGACAAGGCGTATGAGTATCTGATAGAGCAAGGCGAGGCAACGACCACCGACCTGCTCAAGAACATGACCAACAGTGAAGGTCGTCCCCTGAAAATCAACCCCAAGAACAAGAATCAGGCCACACAACTTCTCTTGCGAGATGACCGCTTCATGGTCGTCAGCAACTACATGGCCGAGTCCGGTGCTAACGCATCCTTCGCACGCGAGAGCGTCACCGTATGGAGGTGCATCGTTTGAAGATTCACGGTTGGATCACGCAGTACGTGTGCGATCATTGCGGCTACAAGGCCAAGACCGAGGCCGCTCTGCGTAGCCACGTCTGGTACTGGCACGAGTTTCTACAGGAGATTGACACATGAAGTCCCGATGGCTCATCGAGCAACGGCTCGAAAACGAGGCCGACCCCGTGTTCCGTGCCGCCCTTGAGTGGGTGCTCGTGTCCCCGGAGTGTCCGCTCTGCAATCATCCCGACCGACGCAACATCGAGATGAAGATCCACCGTGACGAGATGACGGCTTCGTTCATTGAGTCGAAGCACAGGTGGCCCCTCGGTCTCGTGCAGGAGCACCTCGATCACCACGTTGACTTCAACCCCGCCGAAGCCATGCAAATCGAGGCTATGCGCGAGGACAGCATCAGCACGTTGAACGTGGCTGAGGACCTCGTGCAACGGCTTGTTTCATGGCTTGATGAGTTAGAGGTCCGTAAAATCAACGATGGTCTGACCTCCGAGTGGATCGCAGATGCGACCAAGTTGTTGGGTCAGGGTCAAGGCTTCCTGAAGTTGGTCGGCCAACTCAAGAAGGAGATCGGTGTGGACTCGCAACTCCTGCTCGCTGACCGTAAGGTCGAGCACGTGATGGGCGTCCTTGTGGATGTCCTGCGCCATGAGCCTCACTATCTGGACCAGATTCAACTGCAACTTGCCGCCCTCAAGCCACCCAAGCAGGTCGTTGACGCTGACTTTGAGGTGATGAACTGAGGCAGTGGCGATCCGGTCCCCAACGGTACCTGAACACGCGACCCATCCTGTCGCGCGAGATGCCCATGTTAGCCAAGGCGATGTATGAAGATGGCGTGCGCCTTCTGCCAGAATTGCGCAACAACGGTTATGTGTGGTATGTTGGTGACTATCAGGTGCACTCGTTTTCGATTCGTGAAGTCTGGGGAATCACCAGAGCCCAGCAGAAGCGACTCGTCGAGTGGTTGATCGACAACAACAGCGAGGTTATCACATGGGAGTAGTCATCTTCACGGCCGACGACAGCCGCTACCGCATTGGACACTACCTCAAGATGTTCGGCACGATGAGCATGGCACCTGTTGCCGCCGACACAACCTACATCCTTTACGATGCACCCTTCGACGAGAAGGATGCGCTCTACTGGGCTCCCCTGATTCAGCACCGCCTCGTCGTGGTCACCGAGAAGCCTCCCAAGTTGAGCAAGCGTAGTGAAGACTGCGTGATCGTAGATCAGTCCTTCAAGGCCAACCAGCCTGATCATGGTCGCATGATGAAGGCCGCTATGACATGGCAGGATCGGGACCGGGCGCTCACAGCCATGGAGCACGTCCCCCTACCTCTTGCCAACGCTTTCATCCGTGCCAACAACACCGACATCGACATGGGTCGCCTCCTTGCGGCGATCCGCTTCACACTCCACGACGACTATGCCCGAGCCGCCATGGCATACGGGCACAAGCCGAACGGGTTCTCGTGGCCCAAGCGTAGCCGGAACAAGGACTATATCCAGCATCCAGACCTACGTAAATCAGACAACTACCACGAGTACCTTCTCGTGGAACCAGATAAGGAAGTGACAGAATGGATATGAATACAGTGTTTGTGTATGGCACCCTCAAGCGAGGGCAGTCCCGCAACAACGTGATGATGAGTGGCGAATACTTGGGCAAGGGCAAGACAGACAACATGTTTGCTCTTGTGGATCTCGGTCCTTTCCCGGCACTCTGCTACGGGCACGGACCCGCACGTGGCGAGGTCTACAATGTCAGCGACGACACCCTGCGCCGACTCGATATCATCGAGGGCGTACCTCACCTCTACGAGCGCGACAAGATCAACATCACGCTGGAGAGCGGTGAGACGATCTCCTGCTGGACGTACCTGAAGATGGACGTGGACAACACCTACACCATTCAGGAATGGAACGGTCCCTCCAAGCAGGAGTGGTACTGTTGAGCGGCGAAGGTTTGGCAATCTGCTTCACCTACGTGGCGCTAATATGCTACTTGTACTACTTGCACTGGCGACAGCACGGGCACACCGCGTACCTCAGTGCGGCATGTGCCATCGACAGCAAACTTCGCTATGCCCAACCCGAGCCAGACTACGATGATGACGGGTTCGCAAGGGCGATGTATATGTCCATGCACGACGACGCTTAAAGTAGCACCTTCTACAATTAAGTGTCGTGGGAGCGGCCACCAACAACAACAAGCGGGTCAAGCGAGCAATCGCAGAAGTCCTCTTCGATCACGGTCCGTGTACTCGTGAAGAGGTCGCGGAGCATCTCTCCAAGATGCGATCTGTACGGACTCTGCCAAGCCCCAACTCGCTGTCTGCTCTGCTATCCAAGAACCCACAGGTCGTCTGTGTCGGCGTTGTCAAAACGAGGACGGACACCAACGTGACCACGAAGCACCAGCAGTTTGACATCAATCGTGAGATTGTGTGGGATCGTGAGGATCTGATCCACACCCGACCCCCGTCCTTTATGACACCGGCCGAACGTGACAAGGCTCTTGTCTGTCCCTCCTGTGCTCGCAAGCGGATCATGCCTGCTGGTCAGACGACCTGTCTCGACTGCCTACGTGCCATAGAGTGAGTCTATATACTGGCGACACTCAGTGCCCAATATGATTTGGGCTACGAAGTATCGACCCACCAGCCTTGACTCCTTTTACGGACAATCCTCCATCAAGAAGGAGATGATGAACATCATCAGGAGTGAGGCCCCCATGCAACACTTCATCTTCCACAGTCCCGAACCGGGGACTGGTAAGACCACGATGGCGTACCTCCTCGCTGAGAACCTCGGGTACTCCCTACACAAGTATAACGCATCCTCCAAGCGACAACGAGGAATCGAGTTCGTCGAGGACGACCTTGCGCCCCGGACTCGCATCGGACAGTGGGAGACGATCTTCTTTCTGGACGAGGCGGACCAACTGACACCTGCCGCACAGTCTGCACTCAAGGGCGTCATCGAAGATGCCCAAGGCTACTTCATCCTGACCTGCAATGACTTGTCCAAGGTGAGCCCGTGGCTCCAGTCCCGGTGCACTGTCCGCCGCTTCATGCCTGTCGGCAACGACTTCGCTGGGATCCGCCTCAGCGAGATCGCTCAGTCCGAGGGCATCGACATCAGCGATGAACATCTTGCCGAGATGGTGCAGGCTCACACCGGCGATCTCCGCAACCAGATCAATGCACTGCAAGCCTACTCGTCCCTCAGCAGTGAAGACCGTGCCGTCTTCATCGTGAACCTCAAGACACCCGTGCTCGACACTGCTCGCTTCTTGCGCCTGTGTTTCAGGGAGTCGGCAGTCGAAGACGCCGTGCTCATGCTCGATGAGAATGACCTGCGCCGACAGATCGACGCCATCTTCCGAGATGGTGTTGGGTCCAAGGCATCCCCCTCCGGCAAACTACGTCTCGTAGAGGCGTCAACCCAAGCCCACCGTGATTTGATCTCGGGGGTCGAGGCCCACTATGTCAAGTGGGATTTCGTCCGCAGGCTATGTGGATAAGGGTTATATGCAGGAGACAACAACACACAGAACAGGTGAAAACCAATGAATACGACAGATATGATGGAACGCATTGCCAAGAACGTCGGTGTCAGCATCGAAGCCCTACAGGCCAAGATGAATGCTGTGCTGGCGGATAACCAAGCCACTTGGGAGGCCCAAGGTAAGGATGCACAGACCTGTGAGGTCAACGCACTCCGCATCGCCGGTCGCCAACTCAAGTCAGAAGCAGACAAGTTGTCCCGCTCAGGTGCAACGCTCTACGAAGGTATGTTCATTTACGTGCCACGACCCAAGGACTGGGCTGACATGGCTTACAAGAAGGCCGCTACTACTGTGTCCTCCGCACCCGACACTGTGATCGAGCAGATGGTCGAGTCAGGTAAGATCACTCTCTACCTCGACAACAACGACGGCACGTTCACCAAGCGGTACAACCCCAGCCTCGCACAGAAGGCTGACTTCTCCCCCGGCACTGCCGAGGTCGAGTTGAGTGCTCTGCCCAAGGACACCTACGATGCAGGTATGGGTATGCACTTCCACTTGATCTGGGACTCGGCCAACCCCAAGTACCCCAGCGGCGACGCCAACTGGAAGTACGGTAAGGCACGACCCCTCAACGAGCCGGAGCGCACCTGTTTGTTCCTCGGCCGCAAGCGTGGTGACACTGAGGTCACGGCCTTCTCGTTCCGACTCAGCGGCTCTCTGGCCAACGAGCAGTTCCCCACCTTCGTCACCGGCACCATCGCCATGAAGCCTGCACGCAACGGCGACGTTGCTTACGGCAAGGCTGGTGTAACGGCGTTCTCCCGTGACGACTCCGTGCAGTCGATCTTCAGCGCACCGCCTCAGCAACTCGTTGGCGATCACCTCAAGTTGCTCTCTGGTCTCTCCGAGGTCGAGGGCTTCATGGCTACGCTCGATGACAAGACCAAGTGGGATGCCAAGGTCGCCATCAACACCGAGGTCGTTCACATCGACCCACGTGACAACGGTGGCTTCATCGTCACGGTCGGTGACCTCGACATCTTCTCGTCGGCTCCGACTGTGGATGTCTATGTCCCTGCCGAGCAGGAGGATCTCGTGACCTTCGGTGTCGGCTCTAACCTACTCATCGTCGGTGCCCCATGGATGTCTCGTGAGGGTGAAGCCCGTCTCTCCGTTGCGGGCTTCTTCTGCCCTGATGAGCCAATGCCCGTCGTGTCGGAATCGTCGTCCGACGAGGGTGACATGGGGTGGGACTGATGGGGTGGGGGGCACAGCCCTCCGCTCCGTCGGCCTCCGCTGAGACGGCTACCTACGGCGTGGACTACTACCGGGACTTGTTCAACCGCAAGCGGGAGAACCTCGCCCCGATCCGCATGGCGCTCGTTGGCAAGGAGAACACCGGCAAGACCGGCTCCGCCATCGACATCGCCTTGGCACACACTGACCTTCCCATCTGTGTCATCGACATCGACGGGTCTGCTGACAACACCGTGGACTACCTGCGTAGCACGGGCAAGGGTGACAATATCTTCGTGGTCCCCCTCATCGACGAAGCAGACGAGTCCATCTGGAACGAGGACAACACCACCAACTGGTTGGCGTTGCTTGACAAACTCCAGTGGTTCTTGCCTATCCTCAGCGAGAAGGCGGCTTCCGGTGAGTTGGGCGCAGTCGTGCTCGACGGATGTTCGACCCTGCTCAAGTGGTGCGAGTTCGTCATGACCGACTCCTTGCTCCGCCGTGGCGTCATCAAGGAAGAGGGTGACTCCTTCAACCAGAAGGAGTGGCGTGAGCGCAACCGTCTGTTCAAGGACGTGCTCCAGCGTGTGACCAGCCTGCCCATCCCCTACGTGTTCTTCACGTTCCACCTCAAGGATCAGAAGCAATACATGGATGTAGGCGACGGTACCAAGGCCCTGATGACCGTGGGTACTCGACCCGACTGGGTTGACGGTACGCAACGGTTCGTGAGTCAGCAGGTGTTCCTGCGACGATACACACAGAAGGGTGATCGCGCCGCTGGTGTCGAGGCCGACAAGAGCCTCGGTGCTGATGAGTTCGTCATCCGTGCCGCTATCGAGGAGATGAAGGGGCGCAACATGGAGCACCTCGGCAAGACCTACGACATCCTCCGTGTCAACTCTGGCAACGTGCACTGGTCGGGCCTACCTCTGAGGTGGGACTGATGAGTGCGGTTGAGCAACGCGTGATCGGCAAAATCATGTGGCGTGCTCAGGAGGGCTGGAAGAAGTACGGCACCACCATGGAGCGTCAGGATCTCGACCTGATGCAGTGGATGTTGCACCTGCAAGAAGAGTTGTTGGACGGCGCTATCTATCTCCAGAAGATTATCGACGACACAATGCTGGTGGAAGAAGAATGAAAATCAACCGACTACTATTGGAACACATGCTCGCTATCGTCTGCCGTGTGCAACACATCAATGCTAAGGCACAGCCGCAGGTCGAGTCCTGCATCATCGAGGCTGGTGACAACATGGCTCGCATCTACTACTTG